GATATAACATTTCTTAGGCAACATGACAGAGGTATACCCTTAACCCTGAGAGATAACTTTTCTGAACAAGGTGGATTAAAGCCTGACACAGAAGCTAGGGATATTATAAAAGTGGAGAATGAATTTCAAACAATCAACTACAGTTTAAACTACGGAAAGATTTTATGTGTGCCGATATATCCCCTGCTAGAAGAACTCACTACACTAGAAAAACAATCCCCGAAGATGGCAGGGTATGTAAACAAACGCCTAGAGTCATTAAGTTGGAAAATCCGAATGGGGACAATATAGTGGCAAAAAGAAATGCAGGATACAGATCTAAGTTTGAATTGTTTTTAGCTAGAAAGCTGATACAGAACAAAGTAAAGTTTGAGTACGAGAAGAAGAAGATAATGTACATACCTAAAGTACGTACCTACACTCCTGACTTCTACATCCCTGCTACAGATATATACATCGAAGCTAAAGGTGAGTTTGATAAAGCAGACAGAGTTAAGATGGCTCTTATAAAAGAGCAACATAAAGACTTAGACATACGTATGGTGTTTATGAATGCAAGAAACAAAATCTACAAGGGGAGTAAGACCACCTATGCTGATTGGTGTCTCAAACACAATTATAGGTGGGCAGAGAAAGTAATACCTATGGAGTGGCTACGAAATGAAAAAAGATGACATGAACACACTTATGTCTTTGGAAAAAGATAAGTACTACATAATTTTATCTGAATTACCTGAAGATCGTTTTCACATGGTAGCCTACGACACAACAGGTAAAAAATACGAAACATTTGAAGATCATTCTGTTGCATCTATTATGCACGAGGGCGTACTGGCTTTGCTACGTAGGCGAGGTGATGAGGTGTTTCGTTGTGGGGAAGCTGAGATAGAGTTTGGCTTTGCGGCCAAAGAACTTAAAGTCCAATATCAACAAGATACGGGAGAAATACTTGACATTCCCGAGAATGTAATTAAAGTGGATTTTGGTAAGGATCAATAATGAGGTATTACGATTACATGTTAAAAAGATTAGAAGAAGAAAAACAAAAAGAAAAAGAAAATCCTAAAGTAGTGGATATGGTAAACAGTCCTGAACACTACAACAAAGCAGGCATAGAGACTATAGATATAATCCAATCTGTCACTGGAGATGGATTTGAAGCATATCTTCAAGGCAATATATTAAAGTACATGTGTAGATATAAGTACAAGAATGGTCTTGAGGATTTAGAGAAAGCACAGTGGTACTTGAACCGTTTAATTGAAACAAAAATAGGAGATGAATACGATGGCGTCTAACATGTTACCAACCTCATACCAAGAGTTTATACACAAATCTAGATATGCTAGATGGATGGAAGAAGAGGGTAGAAGAGAAAACTGGGGAGAGACAGTAAGCAGATACATAAACTTTATGTCTGATACTTTGTTAGAGAAACACAACTATAAGATAAGTAAAGTTGATAGAGAGATAATAGAAGAATACATAACTGGCTTGAAAGTCATGCCTTCCATGAGAGCTATGATGACTGCAGGTGATGCACTCAAAAGAGACAACACATGTGGGTACAACTGTAGCTACCTACCAGTAGATAGTCCACGTTCATTTGATGAAGCTATGTACATTCTTATGTGTGGCACAGGTGTAGGATTCTCTGTCGAAAGAGAGAATGTAGATAAGCTACCTGTAATCAGTGAGAATATGCAAGAGTCTGATGTTGTTATTGTTGTGGAAGATAGTAAAGCAGGGTGGGCAAAATCATATCGTGAGCTTGTGGCTTTACTTTATTCAGGAATGATACCTAAGTGGGATGTATCAAAGGTACGACCTGCAGGTGCAAGATTGAAAGTTATGGGTGGTAGGGCGTCAGGTCCTGATCCCCTTGTTAACTTATTTAAGTTCACTATTGACAAATTTAAAGGGGCAAAGGGTAGAAAACTTTATCCTATCGAATGCCACGATATTATGTGTAAGGTAGGTGAGGTTGTTGTTGTAGGTGGTGTTAGACGATCCGCACTGATTAGTCTATCTAATCTGAACGATGATCAAATGGCTCACGCTAAATCAGGTGAGTGGTGGAACAATCATGGTCAAAGAGCGTTAGCAAATAACTCTGTAGCTTATAAAGAAAAGCCTGCTATGGAAACCTACATGAGAGAATGGTTATCTCTGTACGAATCTAAATCAGGCGAGCGTGGCATGTTTAATCGTAAGGCCGCAGACAACCAAGTATCTAAAAGTGGTAGAAGACAGACAGGTTACATGTGGGGTACAAACCCATGTAGTGAGATCATACTTCGACCTTATCAGTTCTGTAACTTATCTGAAGTAGTCGTACGAGAAAACGACGATTTGATATCACTCAGATCAAAGGTACGTGTTGCTACAATATTGGGTACATTTCAATCTACTCTTACAGATCTGAAGTACCTACGTAAGATATGGAAAACAAATACTGAAGAAGAACGCTTGCTTGGTGTGTCATTAACTGGTATCATGGATCATTATGTGTTGTCCAAGACAACTGATTCAAAGGTTTGGTTACAAGATATGAAAGAAGTGGCAATAAAGACAAACAGAGAATATGCAGATGCTATAGGTATACCTAGAAGCACGTCTATTACTTGTGTCAAGCCAAGTGGCACTGTGTCTCAATTGACTGACTCTGCTTCAGGTATTCATGCTAGACATAATCCATACTACATTAGAACAGTACGTGGGGATAACAAAGATCCCCTAACACAATTTATGAAAGAAGAGGGTATCCCTGCAGAGCCTGATGTTATGAAGCCTGACAGTGTTACTGTGTTTTCTTTTCCTATGAAATCTCCTAGTGGTGCTATCACTAGAACAGAGATGAGTGCAATAGAACAACTAGAATTATGGAAAGTCTATGCACTTAATTGGTGCGAACACAAACCATCTGTGACTATTTCTGTAAAGGAAGAGGAGTGGATGGAAGTTGGTGCGTGGCTGTACGATAACTTTGATATAGCGTCAGGTGTATCGTTCTTACCATTTGCCGATCATACGTACCAACAAGCTCCTTATCAGGACATAGATGCGGATGAATATCTCGAATGGAATGGGCGTGTGCCTAAGTCACTCGACTGGACTAAGTTCTCTATGTATGAAAAGGAAGACAATACGAGCGGTACTCGTGAATTGGCTTGCACTGCAGATGCCTGCGAAATCGTAGATTTAGGTGCAAACTAATGATCGAAGTATCAATCAGCGAAGATTACATGCGTCATGCGAGGGAAAAAGCTTCTACTGTAGGCATTTTGCAGGGAAGTATTACAGGTGGCACTAGTAACGTTGTAGGTGCGATAGGCGAGGTAATCGTAGCTGATATCATTGGGGCAACTGAAGCAAATACATATAACTATGATTTAGTGAAAGATGGGAATCGTATCGACGTTAAGACTAAACGTTGTAACACTAAGCCACAGTCGAATTATGATTGCTCGGTTGCATCTCATGGTACGAAACAAGACTGTGATAGCTATGTATTCGTAAGGATACTGACTGATCTCAGTAAGGCTTGGATACTAGGTAGCATCAGTAAACAAGAATACTATGCTAAAGCTACTCGATATAAGAAAGGTCAAGTAGATCCGAGCAACGGCTTTACGTTTAAAGCTGATTGTTATAACCTACCTATAAGTGAATTAGAGCCGATCGATGAAATCAAAGGTAAAAGCGAAACTATTCTCACTAGAAGCGTTTCTTAATAAGGACGGAAATGTTGAGATATTCTACGATGCAGTAGATCCAAATGAATTTGAGAAGACCATGAATTTAGGTCTTCCCATGTACGAGGGTACAACTAAGGTAACTCAATTAATAAAGTACATGAAGTCTATGGCACAAGAGGTCATGGACAAATCAGGTAGGTATGTTTGATGGAGTGGTGGCAAGTTTGGCTACTGGTAGCTATCACTATCAACACCACTATCAATACAGTTGTTTTCTTCAGAGGTCGTAAGATACTTAGGAAAAGAGATAAGCCTAATTCTTCTTCCTCATCATCTTGAAGTCTTCTTTATCTATCTTGTTGTTCTTATTCATGTCTAGCTTGGCTTGACCACCATACATCATGCCCATATTTGAACTCATCATCATGTTTGATGGGTTAGCATTAGGCTTTATTTTCTTCTCATCCATCATGCCACCCATTTGCATGTTTTTGCCTTTCTTAGCCATGCCACCATACATCATAGGCTTTCTCATGGTAGCACCACCACCGTACATCATGCCCTTACGTGGTCCGTTGTAGTAAGTCTTCATTAGTCTCTCTCCTTAGTTAAATTATCTAACTACTCTGCCGAATAGTTTTTCTGCACCTGTTAAAGTCTCAGGATCTGTGTCAGGTGAGCCACCTAAAAATTCAGGCTTCTTTCGTACATCAAACTTTTCACCTACAGAAGCTCCCGGAGTTATTGCTTTTAATAAATTAGGTGTCAAGTACTCTCCTTCTCCTGCTACTTTCATAGCTTGTTTGTC